GGTATGTTACTTACCCAAGTTTCATACTGCTGTTGATTAATATGTTCACAACTTGTGTTGATTACTAAATGTGCATCGTACTTGTAGTTGCACATGTCAGCGGTTACTGCTTTGAATTTGCCTTCCATTTCATAACGCTTGTTTACAGTGTTTGCAATTTCTTCGCAAGTAGGATCTATATCAACGCTAATAATACTTTTAATATCCGGACGAGCATTAAAAAGAATACTTGCCAACACTCCGTTCCACCCTCCGAATATTACTATATCTTTTAAACCTATGTACCAATTGTTTAAATGATCACTAAGCCAAACTTTACTTCGAACTTGTCCTTTCCAAAAACTTTCGAGTGTGCGATATCTATCTTCGCTATTACGGATTGCATCCATCCAAAACAATACATCTTCTATTTCAACTTTCATATTTTTACCTTAGGAATCTTTGAGTCAGCACTGCTTACACAAGTATCAGTAACACATTTAGATGGTGCCTTAAACAGCGTAAAACCGTCTTGTAGTGTGCCTAACGGTTCTTCACTACAACTATAACTCCGCTTTACTTCATTACCTCTTATAACGCATCCTTGATATCCTGCATTACAAGTCCATCCTTTAAACTTATTAAAACCAAAGGCATTGAATCGCTCGGCTTGATCAACATTATATATGTTACCTGCATCATCTTGTAATTCTACTTGGTATAAAGGAATTATTTTTTTATATCTATCTGGGATTCTTTGGGGGAATCCTGTTTGCATCTGTCTAAGTTGGCTTGGTGTATATCCATGTACCACGAAGGAGGCAGTGGGGTCGGATTGTGGTTTGAGAGTGACATTAATACCTCGGGCGGCAAATCGTTCACAGCGTTCGTAAAGTTCCTCAAACCTTTCTGGCACCATGACTTGATTGATTGTAACAAATACTTCATTATCAGCTAATAAGAGACACTTATCTCCAAACTCCTGTTCATTAGCAAACTCAGCGTGGTAACTCGCTGTGATGCTTTTTCTTTGCAGTGTGTCTGTGTTAAGTATCCACTTGTTCCACCATTTCACACCTGGTGATAGATTTGTGGTCATATGAATACTTTGGTATTCGGGTGCTGTATCCCTACAGTAATGATCTATGATCTCCCCAAAGTATTTATACGCTGTAGGCTCGCCTCCGCTGAACGAAAAATGAAAATCTGTAAAACCGTTATCTCTTGCCTGTGCCTTGATACTATCTAGTGTGTGTAAGTACAATTCTAGATCTTGGTGGTCAGGGGTACTAGATCTAGCGTATGGCCAGCAATAACTGCATGAATAATTACAAAATCTAGCCAGTATCCAAGAAACTGTGAAAAGATGGCTCTTTAGGAGTGTCTTCTGTCCAAATTGGGTAATTTTATCCCAGGGTATTGTTTGAAAATTGTTCATACAACCAATCAAAATCATTTATTCTACGCAAATCTTGCGGTGATTGTGCGTGTTTTTCTCCGTATTCTCTGCCTTCTTGGGCGCCGCGTTTTGCTTCATTTCTATAAAGTGCATCTGAAATAGGATTTAGCCACGCCGCCAATCGGTCTTCAGTTTCAATATTAAGTTGTCCTTGTATAGACTTACTTGATAATTTTGCACATTCTCTAAATGCACTTTTCCAAGTGTTAAACGGATCTGTATTAAATGCAGTAATGTTACTTATTTCGTTCATTACTCGAAAATTGTCGCTAATACTTGTAGTCATGTCAGGCTTACTTGTATCCATGTTTATTGTCATACGTCTAGGAAAAAGTTTTACACCGCCGTAGCCGTACTCTAAACCATTTATAGGATTCTTACTGCGCCAAACGTGTACATGATCTAACTGATGATCTGGAACTTCATAATCAAAATTAAAGGAATCTAAAACCTGTGCATCACCGTCAACAATCCAAAACATTTTAGTAAAACATTTCTTTGCAGCAGCAATGTGTGCCTGATGTATTCCTTTTACTCCGTCAACAGGCTTAGTCATAGGAAATCGTTCTTTTAGTGCAGCATAATTTTCAGCAGCATTAGGTTCTTTATAACTTATAAAAACAATGTCATACATCAAATATCCAGTCAGCTTTGTCGTCTACCCACACATCATAATGAGGTTTTTGCATCCACAAATTATGATACTTAACTCCCCAAGAAAACAACTGTTCTTTAGTTAATGCTGTCCAGTCTATACCTGAATTAGCTCCTCGGGCTGTCCAATAAACTATTGTATGTCCGTCCATATATAATTCGTTAATCTTAGTTATATGTTCGTAGTTAGGTTTTGAGTTATAGTAATCACTGTCTTTAGTGTAGCATATTGTTCCGTCAATGTCAACTACATATTTCATTTTTGACTATCTCCTTTGGCAACTCTGTAATTATCTTCAACACTGTCTGGTGTACTAACCTCTACTAGTGTACCTGCTTCTAAACAAATTATTTGATGCGGTAGCAATGGAGGATTATGCCACGAATCTCCTACACGTAATTCATGTACCTCTATATCAGCTGTTCTAGTATCAATCGTACGGACTTCAAAATGTCCTGATAGTACATGCCAAGTTTCGTCCTTTTCTCGATGAAAATGCATACTAAACTTTGCACCTGTGTTAAAATTTAATAACTTACCGCAGTATAAGTCGTTAGTAGCAAATATTAATTCACTACCCCAACCCTTTTCTACATGTCCTTTTAGTCTTTGCATATTTCTTCCAATCTCGGAGCATATACGCCTCTATGTTGTACAGAAATTTGGCTAGACTTTATTGCAAATTCTATTGCCTTTTCTTTATTATCAGTTAACATATAATATGTAACAAAGGCTGCAAAAAAACTATCTCCTGCACCGGTTACATCGGCTATTTCTATTGGTTCTACATGATGAGTAGATGTTGTTTTACCATTTTCTATAACAAGCACATCTTTGTCAGCTCGGGTTACAACTAAACTTTCTGCTTCTGATATAGCATCATTATACTCATGTTCGTTTATTTTTACTATACAATTTCTAAATCTTGCAAGATCAGGTTTCTTAGTATCAATAAATATCGGAACAGTTGCATTATTAGTTATTTCTTCTATTAAATCATAAGGAACTAACCCTTTGTCATAATCTGGTATTACTATACAGTCATATACGCCAGCATACGACAACTTTACTTCTTGACTCTTAACCTTTTCATCAACTCTGTAAACTTGCCTATAGGATCCTTTTTCAATATACCTATGTTTGTTTTCTACAACATAAGTTTGCAAATTAATATTCTTTACGCCCAATGCTTTAAAGTTTTCTGCAACATTGTAACTCATGCCGTATGCACTTTCAGTATACATAAGATCAAAAATAGGCACAGGTGCTTCTTGGCTTATACGAGTTACTTTGCCGTAATGATTTAGATCACAACAACCGTCACCTATTATTAATACGTTCAATGACCTTTGTTGAAGAATATCTTGCATCTCTTTCAAAGAAAAACAGTTCTTTTGCATATTCGCTTCCTATAACTCTTTTATTTACATAGTCTGATCCAACTATCATTAAATCTGGACCATATTCTTTTACAGTACTTATGAGCTCGTCGTCTGTTCCAAACAAACTAACTTCGTCAATGAATTTAATGCATTCTAGCATACGCCTGCGTATGTCTTGGTTATTAACAGGTCTGTCGAAACCTTTGTTTACTTTTATCCTCTCGTCAGTATCTATTGCTACTTTTAAATAGTCGCCTTGGGATTTTGCATATTCAAATAATGCCATGTGTCCCGGATGCAGTATATCAAAAGTTCCGTTTACAAAAATTTTCATACAGAATATAATTGCGGATATTCTAACATTAGATGCATGCCGCCCTTCTCGTATGCGTTTTTATATACATCAAATATCTGTTCGCTAGATGTAAATTCATAAAATGTTGTGTTTGGACATAACGACTTAAATTGTTCAAAATAATTACCCTTATGTTGATGTCCGGGATCTAATGGCTCATCGGCGCCTTTGCCTACTCTAATAATAACCGTAGCTGTGCTTCCTGTCATCAGTTCATACTTATCTATATGGTTAACAAGTTGATTTGTTGCACTTATTAAGAAGTCCCATCTAGGATAAATGGTAACTACTTTCATTCCGGTCATTGCCATACCTAGACTTATCCCCATTTGAACTTCTTCCATTACTGGAGTTTCTATCATTTTATCTTTGTTGACATTATCGAGTGTAGCACTCATTGGATTACCAGGAAAAACAATTTGTTGTCCGATAAACTTTGTATCATTTTTATCACCTAAAAAGGTCATTGCCTTTGTTAGTTCTTCTTTATAACTCATTTTGATAAATTCCTTGTTTTATGTTAACATGTAGTAACGGCGAAAACGACGGTAAATTAGTAAACGGCTGTAACAAATTTCTATCTTCTATAGTTTTAATAACGTTTTCAGCCATTACATGATGGCACAACATTGATGGATGGTCATCTAAGGGCGGTTGATTAAAATAGTCATAATCGGATCTTATTGTTAATTCTTGATTACCAGGTTGATGTTCGTCCATCATGTCTGCCATGCTTTGGTATTCTATTCCTTTATAAGTCAATGTCATTAACCGTTCATTCATCCAAGGATTATTTCTAATCCATTCTAAATTTTCATTTGGCCATGATAGTAACAGTGTAGGTATACCCTTATCTTCACAAGTGCGTAAAAAATGTTCTATAGGTCTTAGACTATAATCAATATACCATTTTACATAATCATCAGGTGTTTTGATATCATGTATCTTCATAAAACGTTTTAATTTAGGAATATCATTGTACAATTCATTAAAAGCAATACCCGGTCCTTCAAAAGCAATACAATCTCTATGAGGTTGAGTAAGTTGCATTACTACTAAACCAATATCTTCTAAAGGAATATCTGTCCTTCCGTGTCCATCCACAAAATTAGTATCACTAAAAAAACAGGTATTCCACCACTTTAAAATACTCTGATGACTGCCGCCGTTAACTCTATCTACTATTTCTGATGTATTAAAGTAATTTGCAACCAGTCTTGGAAATCTCATTCTTGCAGCGTGTTCAATTTGTGTGTGATTTACTAGTCGGTGATCGTAGGTGTTCCACGGTTGTTCAACTATGCTAGGAAGTCCTGTATAATAATACAGACCTTGTCCCCAAGTAAAACTACATCCTGCAAATAAAATAGATTTATTTACTTTTTCTGTTTTTCGTTTTATCACTTTGTCCTCCTTTCGGCCAACTTATTTCCCAGTCTTTAAAATCTGCTGCTAAACAGTCTACTTTATAATCTTTTCTTCCACCAATTAGTTCTTGTATAATATTCTTACTTGTATTTCTAATTCCGTTCAGACCATGAGTAAGTTCAAGATTTCCTTCTTTTTCGCCTCTACGAAACTTTGATTCATTTTGCCAGATATGCAAATTCATTTGTGCGCAAACTATTATAGCTCTAATAGTTTTTGCATCAACTACTGAATTATTTTCATCTAGTATAAGTTGTATGTCGTGTACAATATCATCAATCTCTTGTGCGTACTCGTCTTTGTATTCTGGTATAAAGACTTCTTTTAATTGTACAATAGAAAGTCTATCAATTAATTCACTTAGTGTTTGTAAATATCTTCTTTCTGATTTGTATGTCATAGGTTCGTAAAACTCCTGTTGTTGTGCGTAACTACAATACTATATGCTTCAATAAGTTGTTTTATACCATAATCTAAATCATACAAAGGTTTCCAACCTAGTGATTCTATTTTATCAT